GGTTCGCCGCCGAATTGCCACCACTCCGTGTATTCGACCTGAAAACCAAGATCAGTCAACAGGCGGCGCACCGCCCAGGGTGTGCCTTTTTTGCGGTGGACGATGATAGCCGACCTGACAATTTTCCGCTTCGTTTCGATGTTCATGCCGACCGGCTCGTAAAAATCCACGTGATATTGCCATGCGAGCAAATCCAGCACGTCTTCCGGCAGTTCATCGATGCGTGATAAAATTAGCGCCTCTCTGATGTCATGAGTGACTTTTTGAAGCTCCGGGTCAAGGGTTTTTATGCTCGCCTGAACCTGCGGATCATTGAGGATAGACGATGGAACGATGTCTGCCAGAGATATTTCGCGGATATTTTTAGCCATCCTCAACGCCCCCATAGATTACGTTGACAGAGTACGGGACGGCCACCTGATTGTATTCCAGCGCTTGAAAGTTAGGGGATCTCACTTCGACTCGCTTTGCGCCGGCCGTCACAATCCGCCGGATAAATTCCGAGGGGTTGATATTACGTCCCAGGGTGGTTTTTTGCCAATCTATCCAGGACTCGACCGCGCTGTTTACGGCCTGGTTTATGGCGTTTGCCTGTGTAATATTTCTGCGCTCGAGATACCACGTACAATCCAATTCATACTCAACGGTCTCGGGTGAAAGCACCTGCACAAATTCCGAAGTGGGCCGTATGTCATCAGCGCTGATCGTCTTGTAAACGAGGTCTAAAATCTCCTGCGTCGGCAGCACGCCGTTCACCAAAAGAGGGTATACATGTACCACACCCGGCGACGGGGAGCGTACCCCTACGTCAGAGATCAGCTGAGACGCTGTCCTTGCCCAATAAACATAAGCCCCTCGCGGCCCTGCTACGCTGAAGCGCTCCGGCGCAAGCTGAATGCGCTCGCGCAGGTTTTCGTCTGACTCGATATCCACGCCGCCATACGAGACGGTCGTGTTTTCTACGGTCATCTGCCACGGAAAGGGGTCAACAATTCGCCTGATCTGACCGGGTACAAAATTATTCCCCGCAGCTCCGTTAATGGTACATTTCGCCTGAACCTCGACTTCCCGTGCTCCTTCAGGTATTTCAGCGGTCGCTGATGTGGCAAAAACGATGTTACCGCCGCCCGGCGTGGCGCGTGTTCCGGCGGGGACTAGTGTAACACCGGATTGTGGCGCTGATAAAGTAAATTTAAGCGTGGTCATAGACGGCTTCGCAGGCAGGCGATGCACACCGAGCATCGCGCCGATGTGCTCAAGGTAGCCGCCTCTGGCATATGCCAGCAGGTTCATTTTCCCGGCGTCGTCAATAAGCTGCCTCTGATGAGTAATTGTAAACGCTATACTGTCGAGAAAAAGGCGCACAGGATCTCCGGGATACAGCTTTCGTTCCCTGCCATATTGGAGCTGGTAAGCCTCTTCAAACCCGCGTATTAAATCCCTCTCAATTATCGCCGGATCTCGCTCCGCGAAAGTAATATCAGGTAACGTCTGAAACAAGGAACTTTTCACGTATTTTCACCCTCACTCTCGGAACCAGCCTCCCGTCAATATCTCCGTCAAAGCTTACTTTTGTGATGCGGCAGCGGGGTTCGTATTTACGAATGGCCATGATGATCTCGGTCTGTAATGTGGCCATCGCTTTCAGCATGGGCTTGTCGAGCATCACTGCGTTCACGCCAAAAAGTCTGTCCAGCGGTACGCTGAATTTCATCGTTGTGAAAATAGTGCGGACGTTCTGCATAATCTCGACTGCGGTATTGGCGGGTGCGAAGTCTATTTCTTCCAGTTTTGCCGTTACGTCAAACTCCAACTTCTTCACCGCCCTCAGCGTATTCTTTTAAATTCAGAGTTACCTCCGCAAGGATAAGCGCGCCGGTATTGTTGAGTATTCGTTGTTCTACATTCAGATGCTCAAGCACCCAAAGGTGCCATCCCTGTGGTTCGCCGTCGAGCACAAAAGGCACAGCCCTGCCGGCTTCCAATATGTCCTTTAGCTCTGCCAGTTCCTCTTTTGGATTGACGCCCAGCGCTGCATCCAGCCGAACCCTGAAATTTATCTTGGTTGGGTCAAGTCCGGTGAACTCCAACAAGCCTTTTCTTCCGTGGATGTCGTGCTGCGCGTATTTCGCGTTATATTGCACTCTCAATCCATCGAGGGTTCTGACAAGGTCAGATGAAACCTCAAAAACTACTTCACCGAGACTTCCTATCATGAACAGCCTCCGTGCTTAATGACTATGATGATTCGTGTTACCGCCGGAATCTATGACGCTTCCAGTGGCGTTTACATTTCCATTTATGTGCAGATTTCCAGATATTGAGGCGCTGCCTCCGCTTACAGACAGACTCCCGGCGATGGACACATTCCCCTTTATAGAAACCCCGTCAGGCGCGATGATTGAAACGGTTCCTCCGCTGGCGGAGCAGTCGATCGTCAGCGCGTGCGCTGCCCTGTCGTATTGAACCCTGGTTCCATCTCCGAATGTGGTTACCTGCACGTCCTGATTGCCGAGCGGCGGCCTGTTTTTATCGTCGAACACGCTGCAAAGAACCACTCCCGCCTCCAGGCCGTTGCCAAGCATATTGCAATAAACGTGCTCGCCTACGTCCAGATGCCTTTCGTCTTTGTTTTGTTTCGAGCTTTGAGCCGCAACGCTGAGCCATCCGGACACCATGTTGTCCTTGTCGGGGAATTGCACCCGCGCAACTCCTCGCTTTGAGTCATACGCCGACACATAGCCGTACCTTCCGACGCATGGCGTTTCTGTGTTATTCACTGAACCTCCCGCCATTGGCTTCTCACCTCCGGTTATTCCCTCTCGTAAACTTCAAATCCGCTGTCCAGCTGCAGTGGCCCGAATTGCGCCGCCGCTCTGCCGCTTGAGCCGGAATTAGTTTGTTGGGGGCCACTCTGGCATAATTCAACAGAAGTCGTATACCCGTTTCCTTTATTGACGCTGTGCGTGGCTCTTTCAATAAAATATTTCGCGTCGAATTTTCCAAAACCGCGAACGTCTGTGTTGCTGCCACCAACGAAGCGCATGTTTCCGGCCATCGTTACAGAACCTGTCGTTTCTCTCTTGTTGGCGTCGCGGAGCCTCGCCCTCGTGATTGCCTCGGCGTCCGCCAGGCTGTCCGCCCTCTGGTTTATAACCAGAATCTCGCCCGATCCCTCAGAGTCTCCCCTGATGTAGACTTCAAAGTCTTCGTCTTTTATGGGATGGTGGTATTGCAACCGCGCCCCTTTGTAAGTTCCGCGCGTTTTTTCCCTGAATCGAAAGCTCCTGATGCGCTCATCACCGAAGGATATTACGCCTATTGACGGTCGAGCTTCGTAAGTATCTTCGTCGTAACAAACGAGCTGCGTATCCGTGACTTTTATCCCGATGCCGTAATTCCGGCAAAGCCCCATGAGAAACCCTAAATCCGATGTCTCCACCTGATCTCGCCGTTCAAAGAGCGGATCGTTAGGGGAATCCCAAAATAGAGCGAGGTCATTTTTTACCGCTACGTCTTTCGCTATTGCGGACAGCCGCACGTTTTCCCATGCTCTGGTTTTCTGCTCCTGCCGCATGGACTTTGATATCAGAGTCGATACAGCTTTGAGTACCACCTGTGTAGGCGGCCCTGAGCATGTAATTTCGTCAATCTCGAACGCGCCACAGGGCAGCGATTCCATCTGATTCGGGCCGTGCCAGTTGCGCGTCATTATCGTTGCCCGGATCAAGTCGCCCTTCGATGGAAACCACGGATTTCGCCATTTGCCTTCTCGATCTTCGAGCGTTATGTTCAGGTCATCGGCTTTATCGCTGGCGTTGTCCGTGTAGCTGAAAGAGATAAGAAAAGGGGCGATATCCCTTGAAATATCCGCCCCTTCATAGACCAGTATTATTTCCGCGCGTCTGGCTTCCTGTGTTTCCATCGCTGTCACCTGCGTTTCCATGGCGGTAGCGAGGATACGACCGGAATATCAGCAGCCGGAATTCTGAGTTCCACGTTCGCCCCGAAAATAATCGTTTCCTGATGCTCAGGGTTTTCACGCAGCAATACGTGCATCAGTTTTTCAGCTCCCAGATTCGGGTACACTTTCAGCGCAATAATGTCCCAGGTGTCGCCCTGAACAGTCCTGTAGGTTTTCATGCCAGCTGCGTCCTGTCGTCATATTCATATAAGTCGCGCAGAACGCGCTTCACTTCCTCGGCTATGTCTCTGGCCACGCTCTGGTCGCCGCCATGCACAGTAATATTGATGTTTGGCGCCGGACGGCTGACGTTATTGGTTGTCGTGTTGCCGCCGAATTTCATCCCCATGGCTTCCCCTGCGGCCAGCCAAAGGGGAACGCCGCGGGAGCGATCCGTAAGCGGGATAATTGCCTCCGCCCCGGCTTCAGCTACCAAGCCCAGGTGTGGGGTACTGAAAATACCGCCTGCGGCATGGGCGAACCATCCCCAAGATGATGATTGAGATGCAGCTGGCTGCGCCGCTGAAACATTAACCTGCAATCTGCCAGCCGAGGCCACCGCCTGAATATCTGACGCGGTACCGGACAGGGCCGCGCTCAGTTCGTTGACCGCCGGAATAACAACGGTTCTAATCATACCGCCGGTTTGGGTCATCAGGTTGAAAACATTGCGGAATCCATCCCCAAGACTTTCTTTGAACGGCAACCATGCTTCGTGCATTGACTGCACCCGGTCGGCAAAATCCGTGCTCATTTTGTTCAGCATGTTAATGTCGTTCAACTGAGCGGCTAGCATCGCCTCATCAATCACGCCGTCGTCACTACCACTCCATCCGACAAAACTTCTAGTCCAATCCCAAGCTCCGGAAGCCCAATCTCCGACAAAAGAATTTCTGACTGTATCCCAGCCGGACGAAATAAAGCTCTGTGCCGATGCCCATCCGCTTGTCAGGCCGTCCCATACATTATTTGCAAAATCCGAATCTGCAAACCAGCTTTTGAACGATGTCCAATCGCCGGATATTAATGATATTGCGCCACTGGCTACTGATGTTACAGCTCCCCAGCCTACATTCCATACAGCCGATATTCCCGCGCTGATAGTTTCCCAGCTCTGATATAACCAATACCCAGCGGCTACCAAAGACGCTATGCCCATGATAACCAGGCCTATGGGGTTTGCTTTCAGCGCAACGTTCAGGAGCCACTGCGCAGCCGTCCAGGCTTTGACAGCCGTTGTACTGATTTTAATTGCGCTGGTCGCTATTCCTTTGGCCACGGCAAATGCTTTAACCTTTGTCGCCGCGAACATGGACGCATGGCCATTGAGCACCATACGCGCATTAAGCTTTGCAAGCACTAATGCCGCGTGCTGAAATGGCAATTTCGCCGCCGTCCATGCGATGCTTGTGACGGTTACTGCAACTTTATAAACGCCTAGTGCCGATACGCCCAAAACTAAAGCGTTTGTAACAGCAGGGAATCTTTGTGCAAATTCAGAGGCTCCGCTTGTAAAGCGTCCTAATGCGTCGGCGGCGGTAATAAACGACGGCAGCATGACGTTGCCTATATCAAGCATAAGGCTGTTCATGGACGTGCTTAAGCGCCTCATGGCTCCATGTGCAGTGGCGTTCATCTCTCCGGCCATGTTTCTGGATGCGCCGGCAGCGTTTGCATACGCTAATTCCAATTCCTGCAAAGCGTTGCTTCCGTTCGTGGTGGCTTCCATTAACCTCATCATTCCGGGGACGGCATTGGCCCCAAAAACCTGACTGAATACCTGCATCCTTTCCTGGCTTCCCATGTTTTGTGTTCGCGCATGTAAAGCCTGCAATAAACTTGGGATGGTACGTAAATTTCCCCTCTGGTCTGTCAGGGCTATACCCATGCCGTTCAGGGCATTTTGTACCTCTCTGGGTTCCCTCGACAGGCGTTTGAGCGCACCTTCCAGCGTTCTGCTGGCTTCTGCCCCTTTGATTCCGGCATTTTCCATTACGCCGATCATCGCGGCGGTCTGTTCGAACGAAATTCCCAAGCCTGATGCCAAAGGAGCGATATTTTGCATGGACGCGCCGAGCGTGGTTATGTTGCTTCTTGTTGAAATAGAGGCTTGCGCCAGAACGTCTGCCACTCGCTCGACGTCTTCCGCGCCCAGACCGAAACCTCTTATAAGAGCGGTGGCCATCTCGCTGGCCTTGCCTAAATCCATCTCTCCGGCGGCGGCCATATTTAACAAGCCCGGAATTGCGTTTTGAATATCACCGCTGTTAAATCCGGCGTTTGCAAGCGAAGCCTGCGCACCGGCAATTTGTGTGGCCGTAAATTGCGAACCTCTGCCAAGTTCCCTCGATAGTGCAACAAGCCGCTCGAATTCCTCACCTGTTGCGCCGGCGCTTATCCTGACTCGCGTCATTGCCTGCTCAAATTCGGCGGCTTGCTGTATTGGTGCTCTCAAAGCCAGGATAATTCCAGCGGATGTCATCAGCTCGCCTCTCATGTTGCGCCAGGATAAGCGTTGACGGGAATCGTTAAAATTACTCTGTGCGCGATGGAGGCGTTCCTGTGCCCGCTGCATATTCGCAGCTTGAGCCACCTGCTGCGTGCTTTGTACTAACCGCGC